ATGTTGGAGATTCTGCAAGTCAAATAGGTGTTGACTCATTAAAATTTTTGCAAAACAACGAGATTTTTCAAACATTTGGATTATTAGTTAAAACTGGAATTGACACATCTAAATGGACAGAGTTGTATAAAAAGTTTGTTCATCCAGCAGGATTCTTTTTTGCAGGCGAGGTAGTTTCAGATACAGTAGGTTCTCTTAATCTTACTGCTCCATTATCGATCGAAGACTCATCACCTGGACCGACAATCGTTTCTCAAGCGGCTGCAGTGTTCTCATTACCGTTTGTACAATCAACTGTGTTGATAGATTCGGGTGGTGGTAATGTTAGATCTAATTTAAATGAGTTAGTAAGTGAGTATCAAGACATCACTCTATCACAACTTAATACAACTTATCACACTTTAAGACAAGTGGTAACTCCAAACTCATTTACATTTGATGATAGCTCAATTAGAGATAGTGATGAAAATGCAACACCAGACTTCTCAATAGTATTAGAAACAATGGATAACGAAATATTTGCTAGAAGAGTAAGTGACTCATCTTTCTAGTATAAATAGACTTATTAGGATTTAAAATGACAAGACAAAATATAAATGTAGGTTCATCAGCAAACGACGGTACAGGAGATACCTTACGTGGTGCTGGTACTAAAATAAATGCAAACTTTAAAGAGTTGTACACACAACTTGGAGGTGATAGTTCAACACTAAGTACACTTGTAAAATTAATTGATTCTTCAAGCACAGGTGTAGTTTTATTTGAAGGAACATCCGCAGACAGTCACGAAACTAAGTTGATTGCAACCAATGCCACAGCAGATAGAACTATTGCTTTACCGGATGCTGGAGGTAACGTAGTATTAGATACTGCAACTCAAACATTAACTAATAAGACATTAACAACTCCAACAATAGCGTCAATTACAAATGGTGGAACAGTCACTATACCAAGTGGTGCCGGAACAATTGCAACTATAGCAGCATCACAAACGTTAACTAACAAGACACTAACATCACCAATAATAAATACACCGGTCATAGGTACTTCTTTAAATGATGCTAATGCAAACGAATTTATTAAATTTACAACAACAGGTAGTGCGGTTAATGAATTAACAATCGCAAACGGTGCATCAACTACTGGACCAACACTTTCTGCAACAGGAGGTGGAACTAATTTAAACATAATAATGACACCAAAAGGAACAGGTTCAGTTGAATTAAATAAAGCAGCTTTTAGTTCTTCTACAATAACTGCAAATGGCGCAGCAAGTACAGCAGCAACATTAATAATAGGCAACAAAGGTTCTCAACTAGATGTATCATTAGCTAATGGAACAACTGTAGGTGAATATAAAATTTTTACAAATAAAGGTGCAGGTGCAATGCATGTTACACCTGCAAGTTTTGCTCAAGGTACTAAATTTGTTCTAGCACAGAACGATGGTTGTACTTGTATATGGGACGGATCAAACTGGTTCTTAGTAGGAAACCAAGGCGAAGTAACGGTATCATAAGGAATAGAATATGTCAGCAATAATTACAGACCCGTTTAAAAAACAAATCACTCAAACTGTTTTTAATGAAGTTACGAACAATACTAACAGGTATTATATAGGAATCGGAAGGTCAGAATCTTGGGATAGTACAGAAACTGTGCCAACTCCAACAGACGCTCCAAGAACTATTAGAAACGTAAGAGCGGGTTTACAATCAATAAAATCTGCAAGTGACGTATCATATGTTATACCAAGATATAACTGGTCATCTGGATCTATATATCAAGCTTATGACGATGATCTTACTAGCATACCAGATACAAATCCTTATGCAGTTTTGACAGAAGATAATCAGGTTTACATTGTTCTACAACAAGCTAAAAACGATGCAGGAACTGCAACAACTTCTACAATAAAACCAACCGGAACTACTACAAAACCTTTTAAAACTTCAGATGGATATGTTTGGAAGTTTTTATATTCTTTGTCGGCTGCAAGAGCAAGTGCCTTTTTATCAGCAAACTTTATACCGGTTGAAAAAATTCTAGACTCTGCAAGAGTTAATGACTTAACTGGAACTACAACGTTAACAGCACTAGAAATTACACAAGCTCTAGTTCAAGACTCTGCTGTTCCTGGACAAATCGTAGGTATTAACGTCACTGCAGGCGGATCTGGTTATGATCCATCTAGTCCACCAACAGTAACTATTAATGGTGATGGTATTAGAGCTGCAGCAACCGCTACAGTTTCAGGTGGAGCTGTTACAAAAATTGAACTTGATTCAAGTACAGACAGCGCAATAGCTATGGGTCAAGGTTATAATTTTGCGAGTATAGCAATCTCAGGCGGTGGAAGCGGTGCAGAAGCAAGAGCTATACTAGGACCTGAGGAAGGTTTAGGCAATGATGCAAGAGATGATTTAAAATCAACTTCATTAATGTTTAACGCAAAACCAAACGGAATAGAAGACAGTAATTTTATAGTAGGTCAAGATTTCAGACAAGTAGCATTGATAAGAGATCCAACACACACTTCAGATAGTGCAGCTGATGGGCCGGCTTTTACTACATCAAGTGGTAAAGCTTTAAGATTCTTAAAACTCACTGCAGCGGCAAACGCAAATTTCTTAGATGTAACAATAACAGGCGGAACGTCTGGAGCTCAAGCTTTAGTTGATGAGGTTGATAGTGATAGGTTATATTTTCATCAGACTGAAACTACTGGATTTAAAGCATTTGCTGAAGGTGAAACGATAACTGGTGGTGGTACATCAGGTGCACTCGTAGCTGCAGGTGTAGATGCTGACAGTGATGCTTTCACTAGAGATGATGTAGATAAACTTTCTGGAAGTATTTTATATATAGAAAATAGAGCACCAGTTACAAGAGCAGCAAATCAACAAGAAGATATTAAAGTTGTAATATCACTATAAGGAATAAACTATGGCAACTAATTTAACTGAAACCACCTTTCCAAGTACTTATAAAGATGATTTTGCTGACAGTGCTGGATTTCACAAGATACTTTTCAACTCTGGAAAAGCTCTTCAAGCTCGTGAGTTAACGCAGCTTCAAACAATATTACAAAATCAAATACAAAGATTTGGCGATAATATATTTAAAGAAGGTGCTGTGGTTAAACCCGGCGGTGCGACTATAAATCAAAAGTATGAGTTTATAAAATTAAATACTACAGTTAATACACTTCCAGCTGATACATCTACGCTTGTAGGTACGTCATTCACTGGTCAAACTTCAGGCGTCATAGTTAAAGTCTTACAAGTTGTTGCTGCAACTGGATCAGATCCTGATACTCTTTATGTTCAATACACCAATACAAGTTCTGGATCATCAGGAATTTCTACTATACGTATGTCAGCCGGTGAGGATGTAAACAACGGATCAGTAACGTTAACAGTTCAAACAACAAATACTGCAACAAATCCTGCTACAGGTGTCGGTGTTCTTATAACGTTGTTGTCTGGAATTTACTACGCAAGAGGCCACTTTGTATTTACAGAAGATCAGTCAAAAATAATATCAAAGTACTCTGATGATGTTGACACAAACATCGGGTTTAAGGCTGTAGAATCCGTCGTAGCTTCTATAGATGATCAAACATTATTTGATAATCAAGGGGCTGTGCCTAACCTTACAGCACCTGGCGCCGATAGATATAAAATACAATTAACCATAGTAGAAGAAAGTGATGTTGATTCAGATGAAAACTTTATTCATATCGCTACAATTAAAGAAGGCGTAATATATAGCGCAGTTGATGAAAGAAACGCATATAATATTCCAAACCAAGTTGTGGCAAGAAGAATACATGAAAATTCTGGAGACTATTTCGTAAAACCTTTTATTGCAAAGTTTAATTTAGATTCTGCATCCACTCACTTAAATCTTGAAGTAAGCCCTGGAATAGCAGTCGTGGAAGGTTTTAGAGCAGCAAGACCGTTTCCGACAACTTTAAGAATAGAAAAAGCTACTGATACAATTGCCATTAATAATGATGTAGTTGGCACAGACTTTGGTAACTATGTTTTTGTAGATAATGGAACGTTCGGTGACTCTGCTTCTTTTGGTATACCAAACATTAACGTATTTGAAAAGTTAGATTTAAAAGACAATTTAGATTACACTGGCAATACCATTGGTACTGCAAGGGTTAAAGCTATAAACGAAGACGGTACTAAACTGAGGTATCATTTATTTGATGTACAAATGAATAGTGGTTCAGCTTTTAGAAGTGTAAAAAGTATAGGAACAAGCACCTCAAGCTATTTTAGACCTACTTTAGAAAACTCAAAAGCGGTGTTGAAAGAAACTAGTGTTAACACATCATTATTTCCACTACCACGTCCAAGACCTCAAGCTTTAACTGATATTTCTTTTGCAGCACAAAGACGTTTTACTGCAACATCAAATGGTTCTGGTCAAGCATCAATATCTCTTTCTGCTACAGGAGAAACATTTACTAACACCGATGATTGGATTGTAGGAACAGATAGTGATGTATATTTAAATGCATCAATATCAGGAACTGGTAGTACATCGGCAACTTTGACTGGGTTACCAGCAAGTCAGGCCGTTGAAATATTAGGTTACGTTAATAAGAGCTCAGCTACAATTAAAACCAAAACTTTAACACAAAAAGCAATTACTGTCAGCATTGACTCAGACGGTAATGGCCAGAAATTTTTACCACTTAATATAGCAGATATCTTTGATGTTCAAGATATATTAAAAGGTGGCGATAGTAACATTAGCTATGCTAATAGGTTTGATCTTGATAATGGACAAAGAGATAATCACTATGCACTTGGAAGACTGCTACTTAAATCTGGACAATCAGCGCCTTCAGGCAGCATATTCATAAATTACAGACACTTTGATCACGGTGTTTCAGGTGATTTCTTTGCTGTAAACTCATACACAGGACAAGTTGATTATGATCAAATACCTAAATACACGTTTTCAGATGGATCTAGAATTAATTTATTTAATTACTTAGACTTCAGATCTGTTATGGATTCTGCAGGAGAGTTTAGTAATTCAGGTAAAGGTGCAAGAGCTATTGAGCTACCACAGCCTACATCTTTAGTTACTGCAGATGTTACTTATTTTCAAGGTAAAGCTGCAAAACTTGTTATTGATAGAGAAGGAGTAATAAGGATTATATTTGGTGCTTCAGGCTTCACACCGGCTATGCCAGATAAACCTGATAATACTCTTGGTTTATATGATATTGAATTACGTGCAAATACTCTTAATGATTCTGATATATTCATGAATAAAATAGAACACAAACGTTTTACTATGAAAGATATTGGATTTTTAGAAAAAAGACTCGATAAACTAGAAGAATTCGCAACTTTAAGTGCTTTAGAAGTTGATACTAAACATTTTCAAGTATTAGATTCATCTGGTAACGACAGAACAAAATCTGGATTTGTAGTAGATAATTTTACTGATCATACCTTTTCTGATTTAACTGGTAATGTTGCTGAGTACAGAGCAGCACTAGATCCTGTCCATAATTTAATAAGACCTACTTTTACTGAAGACAACATTAGATTAATATATGATTCAGCAACTTCAACTAATACTATTCGTAAGGGCGATAACGTTTATATTGCATTCGATGAAGCACCTTATATTAATCAAAATCTTGCAAGTAAAGCTATTCGTATTAATCCTTTTAACGTTGTCATATATGAGGGTGTTACTACATTATCTCCTTCTTCAGACGAATGGAGAGACGTTGCCAAAGTGGCCGATAGAACTATAACAGGTGGATCGAGACTAAGTACAACTCAAGCTTACAACTGGAACAATTGGTCTTGGAACTGGGGCGGAATACCAACAGAACAGTTAGTTGTTGGAAATCAAACACAAAATATTTCTGGAACAGTAAATAAAGTTGTTAGCGAAGAAACAGTGATAGAATTTGTTGAAGATAGAGTAATTCAAACAGCTCTCTTACCTTTCATGCGATCCAGAAAAGTATTTTTTAAATCTGAAGGATTAAGACCAAATACTCGTGTATTTCCTTTCTTTGACGGTACAGATATATCAACTTTTACAAAAAGCGAAACATTTCAATTCTATGGTGATGGAGACTCAGATTTTGGTAATACATTGAAAGGTGCCACTACTCATCCAGACACCTCGTCAAACTTAACTACCGATGCAAACGGATCAATAGCTGGTTCTTTTATAATTCCAAATAATGATACGCTAAAATTTAGAGTTGGAACAAGAGAGTTTAAAATACTTGATATAAGTGCAAACAAAGAAATAGATGCAGCAGTCATTGCAAAAGCTTCATATACTGCCACTGGTTATTTAGACACTGTAGAAAGCCAATATAAGTCAACGAGAGTGTTAAATGTACAAGGTGTAAGGTTAAGAGATAATGCTAAGTATCAAACAAGTAGCGATGGTGAGCACAATCATGGCCCTGGCACAACAATAAGCAGCAGCACAAGTCTTGGTAATGGTAGTTTCAGTAATAGTGTCAATGGTATTAATGGCCATGAAACTACAGCCAACGTTGGAAGAACTCCTGATGCAAAATCCGGTATTGATGGACACATGGCTGGTGCAGATAACCCTGGTGATTCAAAAATAGTATGTACTGAGATGTATAGACAAACACAGTTAGAAGACTGGACTAAAGCCATGAAAGTTTGGTACATATATCAGAAAAAGTATTTAACACCTGTTCATGAAATAGGTTATCATTGGTTATTTAAGCCTTTTGTTGAAGGTATGAAAAGAAGTAATTCAGTAACAAAATTAGGTGCCTATCTCGCAATGGAAAGAACAAAACACTTGAAACACGTTTTAACAAAAGGTAAAACAAAAGACAGTATAATAGGTAATGTATTCTGTAAGATAATACATCCGATTGTATACTTAGCGGGTAATATTGTGAAAAATTCTAATAAGAGAGGTAGATAATGGCATTAACATCAAAAGGCTATCAACTTAATAAACAGCCAATAGCGCAATCATTTTATATAAATTCTCTTAGCGGAATATACTGTACAAAAGTAGATCTCTTCTTTTCGACAAAAGATACAGCTTTACCGGTGCAAGTACAAATAAGACCTATGGTTAACGGATTTCCTTCATCAACTAAGATTATACCAGGGACTATAAAAGTTTTACCTGCAAGTAGTGTCAATGTAGACACTAGCGGGCCGGATCTTACAGCCACCTCGTTTGAATTTGATGAACCAGTATTTCTTCAAGGACAAGAAGATTACGCACTAGTTGTTATTGCAGACTCAAAAGATTATCAGATTTACATAGCAGAGATAAATGACTTTTTATTCGGCTCAACTGAAAAAAGAGTACAAAAACAGCCTGATCTTGGAAGCTTATTTTATTCTCAAAATGGTGTTACTTGGACCGCTGCTCAGAATCAAGACTTATCTTTTGTAATTCATCAAGCAAAGTTTAAACATACATCCGCAACAATGATGTTAAAAAATGCGTCACTACCAAAAGCTAAATTAAAAAATAATCCATTTACCGTTACTGCGGCCGATGCTACAGTAACTACAAGACATATTGGTCATGGATTACAGATAGGTAATGCGATTGAAATAAGTGGTGCAACAGCTACTGGCGGTATGAATGCATCCAGCATTAATGGTAGAAGAACAATTACCGCGGTTGATTTTACTGGTTATAAGTTTGAAGCAGATTCTGCAGCAGATTCAGATGCTATTGCTGGAGGAGCAAACGTTCTTGCGACAAAGAATATTCCTTTTAGTATAATTTATCCACACGTTACAAAAATTGAACCAGTTAACACTGCTATTGGTGCATCAATTAAAGGAACCACTGGTAAATCTTTCGCAGGTAACGAAACATCTTTTCAAAAACAAACAGATTTTCAGGCTGTAAAGTTAAATCAAAATAATGAAGCACTAGAACCATACTTAGTAGCATTCGATAGTGCTGAAACAGCCGAGCTAGGTGCAGGTAATAAATCACTAGATATGAGAATACTGATGCAGTCGATAGATTCAGATGTATCACCTATGATAGACTTGCAAAGAATGTCTGCTTCTTTAATTGATAACGTTATTGATAGACAATATGATTCATCAACCTCAAGCCCCGGTAATTTTAATGCTCCTTTAAGCTTTATAAATGAAACAAGTCCAAAAGGTGGAAGTTCTGCTGCTAAACATATCACTAGAGCTATAACATTAGAAAACGATGCGGTAGGACTTAATGTGTTGTTAAGCGCAAATAGACCTAATGGTACGGACTTTGAATTATATTTTAGAACAGCAACTTCTGATGAAATATTATCTGATAACAATTACACACTGAAAGCAGCAGAAACAACATTGCCTACAGATGAAAATAGAAACGTTTATCGAGAGTATAGATATCTTATAGGTGGACAAAACGGAGTGTTGCCAGCTTTTACAAAATTTCAAATAAAGATTGTTTTTAGAAGTACTAATAGTGCAAAGGTGCCAAAAATTAAAGATTTAAGAATTATAGCATTGAGTGTGTAATGAGTTATTACGCCAATATTGATGGCCATAGTGGTTATGTTAAAGACAAGAGAACTGGTGCTGTCTTAAATACTAACAATGAAGAAATTGAAGCAGCAAAAAGACGTAAGGCCGATAGACTAAATAAAGACAATGAATTGTTTGAATTAAAAAATGAAGTAAGTGATATAAAGAAAATGTTAACCAAAATAGTAGAGAAGCTCGATGGCTAAAACAATAATAAATTTATCAGATCCTGTATCAACTCTTGTAACTAAGACCAATACAATATCGAGTCATATAGGCGATATAACATCATTAAATGTTGGCAGTACAAACGATTCTGATTTAGTACAAGCAATAAATTTTCTAATGACTAGTAAAGACAGCTCCGGTGATGTTACTACTCTTATTGATTCAGCATACGTACAAGCAAGACAAACTACAAACACAACATCAGGTATTACATCGCTTTTACAAAAAGATAGTGCAAACGGAATCGGATTAGATTCTTCTGAAGGTCGATTCTTTATTCCACCTCACACAGTCAATATTAGTATGATTGAAACTTCTGCAATTACAACAGACAAATTAGCAGCAGATGCTGTCACCGGCGCTAAAATAGCCGATGATGCAATTAATTCAGAACACTACACTGATGGTTCTATTGACACGGCTCACATAGCTGACTTACAGGTGACAACTGCAAAAATAGCTGCAGATGCTATTACAGCAGCTAAGATTGCAGATGACGTAATTAACTCTGAGCATTATGTTGATGGATCAATAGATACTGCACATATTGCCGATGCTCAAGTTACAGGTGCTAAGATTGCAGCTGATACAGTAGCTGAAGCCAATATGGCCGATGATGCTATAGGTTCAACACAGTTAAAAACATTATCAACACTTTTAATTATAAATTCATCAGGATCAACGGTTAAAACTATACACGGCGCAGGTGCTTAACTATGACGGTCAGGGTCCCTTTATATTGGGATGGCACAAATTTACGAGAAATGTCATCTTCTATGGTCAGCGGACTTGTTGATAGGGCTGTATATTCATATGGAGCTAATCCTAGTGCAACAGTGACAGTTGTTAGCAGCAGTGGAACTATATCACCAGGCATGGTTGATACAAGAATGACGGCTGGAGCTGTCTCAACAAGCACAACTGCAACACCAAATGAAGCAACTACAGCAGAACCCGGAGAAGCTACAGTCACTTACGATAGAATGAGTCAATCAAATGCGACTGTTAATACTCCAACAGATACAAATAATAAATTATATCCAGTATATTGGACTGGTAGTAATATTCGAGCAATGAACGCTACTGATGTTCATGATACGTTTATAAGTCCTGCTATTGATATTCTCGTTGATGGAAACGATAGATCAGGTACGTTTAGAATACACACTTCAACATCTCTTGCTGGACACGTATTATCATCGTCTACTCCAGTCTTTCAAGATACACGTGCAAATACTGGTGCATATACTCAAGATGGAATTGGAGAAACACTAGACCAGCCAACGGTTATTAACAACTATTATTTGTTTAGAACAAGTCAAGGTACAGCGCCTTCATATACCGCACCTTTACAAATAAACGGCGATAATAATTTACAAGAATACACCAGCACAACATTAGACTCAATGTTGCTCGAAGAATTAAGGCATCATACAGTCAACACTTCAGGATCACTGATAGTATATAGTGTAAATGGAACCGGAAACAATAAAGGCTCTGGTATAGTTAACACTAAATTAAACGGCAACGGTAATTATCAACAAAGATTTGTAGGTGTTGATGATTATCGAGCGCAAGAGTTTCCGAATGGTACTGCAACAACAATTGAAACATGGTTTTTAAGGATAACGAAAGGTTAAATTATGGCACTTCCAGGACATGAATTTTTAACAGCACATTTTTCTGATAATGAAAGAACAAATGTCGAAGTATATTGGGTAACACCTGATGGATTAGAAACAAGAGTAGAACATATTGAGGCTAAAACCGGCGATCCTAATTGGGAAAACTTATTAACTCACATTAGTCTCGAAAAGTTACATGAAGCAACTTACAAACAAATGCATGATCAAGATATGGCATTTAGAGAAGACGTTATTAAGATAGCTAAAGAAAGAGGATTAATTCACGATTTAACTAACTTGAATGACGTTGAGACAATGAAGTTAATAGTGGATTTTATTTTTGGACCATTTGATCCAGAAAAAGATAAAGAAAAACTTTTTATGTTTAAGCTTAAATTATTTGAAGTTGATAAAATAAAGAAATCATCAAATAGAGAAATAAAAGCAAAACTGAGAAAAGCTGAAAGTTTAATGGATGCTATTAAGGCTACTCTTGAGATTCTAGACGAGTAAAGGTTTTTTCAAAATCTTTATTTACCTGATGTATTAAATGAACCCCATAAGTAAATTCTGACATAAATTCATCTAATATGTAATTCCATTGAATTCCTATGTTAGTATATTTAATATTATATCTTTCCAATATAAAAGAAAAATAAACTTCGTTATTTCTTACCCAACCTTCTGAATATTCTCTTGGATATAAACCATCGTTTTTTGCTTCTAGTAAAGTTTTATCGATATCTGATATTCTTTCGCTAAACTTTAATAGATTTGCAGCATTTTGGTTTCCACAGATAACTGCAGTATTACAAATACGATCATTACTGACAATGTCTTCTATTAGTAACATAGCCTTTTTGGCGGCTGCTTTAGAATATAGACTCATAGGATCTATGATATTTTTTTCTTTATATTGCCATCTTAACCACGTCTTCCATTCTTCATCTTGAGCGTGTTTATTTACATCAATATCATAAACACATGGATAATCAAAATCAAACTGTTCAAATATATTTGTTTTAGTTATTGGTATTACGTCTAAATCAAAATATACTACTTGATCGTATTCTTTTGTCAGCTCTTCAAATTTTAATATCTTATCAAATTGTACGTCTACATAATCCGTAGATCTTGGTACGAAGGTAAAATAGTCTGCGCCACAATACTGTGCGTATTGTCTTTGTCTTTCAACTAGTTTGTCTTTAAACTTACGAAAAGACTCTTTCTTCCAGTCTGGAGCAGAAATATGATCTGAGGTCAAATCTGACCAAATACTAAATATTATTCTTTTCACACCATTTTCTCACGTAATCAAAATCTTTGTTAATGCAGTGCACAAGCTTTGCATGTTCTGGTATAAAACTCCATCTGTCCATAAAAAAGTGCCAACCAGTTTTATAAAGTTGTTGATATTCATTTATTCTGCAAGCAAATATAGTCTCATTATCGTAACCAAAAAGATTACGAATATCATCAGGCCAAAAATCATCTTCAGTTAATCTTTTCATTTCTGCTAAAGTTTCATGAAAGTCTTTAAAGTAATCTAATTCTTTCAATGATTTTTGATTAGCGCCTATAATTCCAGTATTAAATACTTCTTTAGCATAGCCTAATAAAGCCTGCGCATTCCAGTACTTTGCGAGAGGAGATCTTACACAATGCTTATCTCTATTATTGTCTTTTATGCCCCACTCTTCAGACATTATCGCTATGCCTTTTTTTAAATCCCATACTTCAAAAAAGTTATGTTTAGTAACCGGAACGACATCTATATCTAAATAAAGTATCTCATCATAATCAAGCTGATACAATAGATGCATCTTATAAAAATTTATGATATTATATTCTGATACTTCAGGTCCAAACTGTTTACTGAATTCTATGTACTTATCATCGTAAACGAAATGCAGATAATCAGCTCCACATAACTCGGCATATTTCTTTTGTTTGTCGAGTAGCCAATTTAAATTATTATTAAACTTACCTTGATTTTCGAAATGAGATACAGGATTTTGTATGTCAATATAAAAACTATAAATTACTCTAGACATATCCAATAACCATAAATCTTTTATAACCGTTTGGCATATCTAAAGATCCTCTATACACTACTTTTGATAACTCAGATTTTTCTATTAGTTCTTGTTCACTATTAACACAATTAATATGATCTTCAACGTGAAACATGTTATTACTTTGCAAAGCAAATAAACATTCAGGTTTGTATTGTTTGTCTTTTATCATCTCTGGTAGATTAGGCATATGTTCAGACGATGTGTCGATAACAATATCAGCGCCGCGGTCGAACTTATGAGGTGTTCTTACATCTCCACAGGTTGATTCTAATCTATTATCATTTGTAAATTCTCTATATCGTCTGAACACCTTAATTGATTTTTCATCAAGATCTATATTATGAATTCTTTTTATGTTTGATATATTTTGAGTAAGTAGTCTCGTAATTAAGATGCCATTCCATCCTCCAAACAATTGAATACGAGCACCTATTTTATATGTCGCTTGGTCGGTTATGAGTGATAGTGAATCAACTAACCAAGTTTTAGATTCTACTTGAGACTGAGAGAAACTATCGAGAAAATGATAAAAATCAATTCCAAGTTTACAAGCCTTGTTAAAGCTATCGTGTATAGCAGGTTCAATTCCAGTAATGTTCGAATCCATTATATCCCTCATCATCTAGTTCATATTCTCCAGTCCATTCGTCTGTTCTTTTCCAACCATTAAAAATACATACATTGTAATTAGGTTCATAAAAATATTTTGGTTTAATATCAGTGCCTGCTCTCCAGTAATTATTTTCGCCTATACCGTAAAGCCTAGAATATACCTCACCTTTTGGTAGATAAAAAAGTTTGTCAGACTGGTTATGATCTAAGTAACCATCAATGCCTTTATATTTCAACATGTAATATTCCATGTTTGACTCAAACTCTTTCCAAATGTTTGTGTTGTCACCATACCATATCATAATTGATGAATTGAGATTAGTATCAAATTCTACGAGTTGATAAGGCTTCCAATACGCTTTTATCATACATAGTTTATCTTTAATAAAATAATCTTTAAAGTGAGTAATATCATTTTGTATCACAACATCTAAATCAAAAAATATATTAGGTACATCAGCAGGATGTTCAAACAATGTAAGCTTTGGCCACCATTTTTCTAAACCATAATCTGGTAATGGTTGTATAATTATATTATCATCTATATTGTTTCCATTTTCAGTGTGACAAATAAATTTAAAGTCATGTTTAAAATTCTTGCATACCATTCGATATAGCCGATTGACATGCTCATGACTAAATTTATCACCCCACTTTAGACATACAATATTCATTTATTATCACCATATCTAATTCTGTATTGTTAAAAGTATTTATAGCTTCTCTAGGAGTTTCTACTATTGGCTCTCTACAGTTAAAGCTTGTATTGAGAAGCATTGGCACACCTGTAATATTGTAAAACTCATTTATTAAATCATAGTATTTTTTATTTTGCTTTCTATTAACAGTTTGAATACGAGCAGTTCCATCAACATGAGTTATCCCTGGAACTTCTTCAGGCCTTTTAACTTTTACAATACGTGACATATAAGGACTTGGTTCAGGTGTATCAAACCATAATTTATAACACTCTTCTAAAACAGAAGGAGCAAAAGGTCTAAAGTCTTCTCTTAATTTTATTTCTTTATTAATAATATCTTTAATATTTGGATTACGAGGATCTGCAAGAATACTTCTGTTACCTAGCGCTCTATGGCCACTTTCTGATTTCCCTTGAAACCAACCTACAATTTTGCCGTCAGCAATTGCTTGTGCAACTTCTTTTAAGTTTACTTCCTTTGATCCTTCATAGCTATATTCTTTACCAGCATAAACAGAAGGTTTATGTATTTCTTTATTTAAAACATAATTAGCGTGCATATATGTTCCAATGGATTGTCCTTCATCACCGGGTGCAGGTGGTACATATACGCTGGACCAATTTTCATATAACATTTCATTAACATATCCGTTATAAGCAACACCACCAGCCACACAGATATTATCACATGTTTTTAATGGATATATGTGATCTCTTATTTTTTCTTCTGTGGCAACCTGTAAAGTATGAGCAACATCACACTTCCATCCGCTTTGTTTTATTCTTTCTTGCATGACTTGTTTTTCTTGTATCTTTTCGAAACTTCGTTTAAATTCATTAACGTCATCCCAATATCCATCTAATATCATGTGAATGTCATCTCTATATGAGCCATAAGCGGCAAGACCCATCACTTTACTTGCACCTAGATTTCCAAATCCAAGTTCTTTAGATACATAATTCCATAACGTGCCTATATTCATTTCTTCGGATAAATCAGTTATATTATTTTCTTTGTCAATAAAAATACAATTGTATTTCCATCCTCTTCCGTCTATAGCTAATATGTCAGACTGTTCATACTCAGATAGTAAGTAAGCGTATGCTGCATGCGATTGATGATGATCTATGTAATACAAGTTGTTGTCAAGCATTTTATAATCCCATAGGTTTTTAGGGTACCAATCAATATCATCTTTAAACACTTGTAGTTGAGGTATTTTATTCATTCCACCTACAGTAGTAGTAAATGCGTACATGTCATGACTTTTAGGATTCCAATATTCTTCATAAAATTTTATACCAGCACTATTATCATCTGAATTCATTTTACTTGCTGTGTCGTATTGTGGATACGCGTCAAAATGCCAAGGGATGTTGTGTTTTCTACGAGTATATCTTTCTCTTTGATTATGCCACTCACCATCATACGTATTGTGATCGTGTGGACTAAATGATGCACTAAATATTTTCATAGATATACTCCGTCATCCAGCGATGTCCATTTTTACTTGGATGCCAGTCTTCTGAAGATATACAAAATTCTTTAATTTTTTCTTTGTCTCTTCTATTACCAGTTAAAGCATCTTGTAAACTTAAAATAGGTGTAGTTTCTCCTATAAAGTTTTTAAGCTTTTTATAATACATTTCATCTATTGTAAAATCATCCATTTCTTTCTTTTCTTCATTAAAATCAATTTCAATATTGTCTTTAAATAATTCTATCATTTGAACTTGTTTGTAAGGTATATTATAATAATCGCAATATATTTGAAAAAAATAATAAGTTTTAAGACTTTTCCTTATCCAATATCTAGTATCACCAAAAAGATCATACATTTCAAATCTCCATCTAGTACTTTTTGATCTAGTGGAATACGTTTGATAATCTCTTCTGCGACATTGAGACCAAGCAGGTATAACTAATCCAATTTTTGACTTATCCGTTGTTTCTATGTAATCAATAATAGTATTAGAAATAAATTCATTTCCGGCTCCTGACTTTGCCAAGTTGACACATTGCATATTAAGTTTTTCTGCAAGCATCTCTGGCCATTTATCATATGAAGCAAAATCTTTTTCTGGGTGCTGATGAGATTTATATTCACGTGTTGTAAAACTACAACCACTTACTAATAATATTTTTTTCATTGCATTACTTTTCCTACGGCAACTATATCAAGTATCTGTTCTTGTGATCTTTTATCAATCGGCTCAAAGCATTTTTTGCAATACTCTTCAAACGCAAAAAGTTCATAGTTCATCATCTTATTAATATTTTCTTCTGTTACTTCATATCTTCTCGAACCATTTATTACTTTTTTACTGCAGTGTCTTATTCTCTGCAACTCAAAATCTACTACAGGAACCTTTGGAAAGGCAGCACATATTCTTCTATCAAATTCTGGTGCTTGTTCCATGTCTATAAAATTAGGAGATCTTGAATTAAATTTTTTTAATTGAGTATTTTTATGATCGACTCTAGTTAAATCATGATTTTCTCTGTATTTAAAATAATTTGGAGTCATAATAATAATGTTATAGTTATTTTTATCGTTCTCTTCAAAGAAATCAAAGTTACCTAACTTTTCTATTCTATCTTCATGAAAATCAAGAACTAAGTGTTCTTGGTAAAGTATATTAGGATCATCAAGCACGTGAGGATATCGTTTTCTTACAAATGAATTGGATAAAATAGTAGGTATTAAGTTTGGATATTTTTTAATTTCATTAAGAACTTCATCTAAATTTTTTATGAGACCCGGTTCTCCACCGAGTAGTTGTATTCTAACAACATAAGGTGAAAGCCATTTTAAAGTTTTACTTAAAAAATCCATGTCAACTGTTAAGTTTCTCATCTCTAATGTCCAAGCAGTACAGTAGTGACAAGATTTATTACAAGATTTTGACAAGTAAAAATCTATTGCTCTTATTTTAAATACATCAATTTCGTTAATGTTCACGCTATAATTCCTATAGTCATGCAAGTTTGGCTTATTTCTTCATCAGTTACGTATGGATGACAAGGTAAAGAAAGTACAGTGTCACTTGCTATTTGTGCATTAGGACATGGCGTTAGATTAAACATGCTATTTTTTGATATCGGCGAATCATAATGAATTTTTGCTTTTAGAGTATTTTTTACTTCATCTCTTATTTCTTTACTTTCAAATCTTACTACGTATTTATGATAATTGTGCACTAAATTATTATCAGCTACTTGAGTTACAACAGGTAAATCTTCTAACTCTTCTTGATATTTATGAGCTATTCGTACTCTACGCATTTGTAATTCATTCATTCTATCAAATCTCATTTCAATATATGCTGCATTCATATAAAACATTTTTGAATTATAACCGAGAGTTTCATAATCTTTGCCTTTACCGTGTTTTCTTATCTTGCGTAAATATTCTGCAGTTGAATCTATGTCAGTAAATATCATGCCTCCACCAGATATTCCTGATATAACTTTATTGTGATTAAAACTAAAAGAACTGATATCACCAATTGCTCCTGCATATTTATCTTTGTATTTTGAGCCAAGTGATTGAGCAGCATCTTCAATAAATGTTATATTATTTTGTTTACAATAGTTTTCTATCTCTTGTGTTTCAGTCATATTACCAAAGAGATGAGTGTAAATGATTGCTTTAGTTTTACTTGTAGTTTTCTTTTTAATCTCATCAAATGACATATGATAAGAATTTAAATCGATGTCACAGAATACAGGAGTTGCACCAGCCATAAGAATACAAGATGCAGAAGATATCCAAGAAAAATCACTTACTAACACTTCATCTCCTGGACCAATATCATAACATTTAAGTGAATAATACAATGCGTCCGTTGCACTATTAATTGCGATTCCATGTTTACGTCCAATATATTTAGAAATCTTTTTTTCTAAAAATTCTACGTTTTTTTCATTGTCTTTTTGAATTGCATCATTAAATAAATTTAAATATAGTAATTCATTTTCAAGATAGTCTTGGTCCCAACCTTCATAATTCATTTATTATACTCTCTACATTTGGTTTTTCTATAGTTCTATTTTTATACGCTTCTGCTCCAGTGTTTGAAGCTTCATATATAATTTCTTTATTGTGATATTTGCACTCTTGAATAAGCCTAGGCGCAGGATCTACCGTGCCTTTAGTATATATGTATTTTTTAAATATTCCTAATAAATTTTCAACAGGCGCAATCACATTATTTAAATTAGAATCATGATCATAATTATCGTATATTATTATGCCATGAGATTTATATTTATAAGCTAATTTTTTAGCAGCATCGTAGTAAGTTCTATTTGTACCAATAAAAAGATGTTCAAATTGATAATTTTCTGTAACTGGTTTATGTATATCAAAGAATATCTTTTTTTCAAAATGTTTGCCTATTCCATTTGGATATACATCATGATCGCATAAGTCTATGACTTCTTCAGGTTGAAAATATTGTAAAGCCTTATAGTATCTCGTCTTATGGTTTTCAGAATATACTGATATAATTTTATTTTTAAAAAGAAGATGCAATATCATTAATTGATCTTGTGTATATGATTTACGATCAAGCCAAGGTAGAGTCAACATACTTCTACCCATGATTAAATTGCATGTCGAATCATCATCAAAGTCATCAAACACTACATTTTTAAATGAGATGTATTTTTGATTAATAGAATTAATGTAATCTTCAGAGGTAAAATGAGGATGTGTTATAACAATCATTTGAGTCTTGATTCCACACAAATTTAAATATTGTGTGTATTCATAACTATAATAAAATAAACCATCGCACGGTCTACTTGTGCAAATAATATTTAATTTCATAAATGTATTTATCAAGATTTGAAATTGTATAAATAAGTAAAAGATGGCAGGGACGGAAGTCCGACAAAGAAATCAACTGGAGTATTTCATGGCCCAATATGAAGAATTCACCATTGATCAGGGTTCTGACGTAACAATTAAAATTCATTGCACAGATGAAAATGGAGATCAAAAAAATCTAGCAGGATTTGCTGTTAATGCAAAATTGAAAAAGAATTATAACAGCGATAGCTCAGATACACACTCTTTTACAACTTCTATAAATTCTCCGACTACTGCAGGAATCATACAGCTTACATTACCAAATGCTACCACTGATATTCTTAAAGCAGGACGATACGTTTATGACGTAGAAATTTCCTTTCAGGACAGCGATAGTACTACCATTGTTGAAAGAATTTTGGAAGGAAGACTCCAAGTAACGCCTTCAGTGACTAAATAGGGGTAGAAATGGCTGGCACAACGTTTATTAAAAAGATTGTCTTAGGAACACCCGTACGTGCTGTTAATGCCGCATCGTTAAATAATGTGAGAGATAGTGCAGGTGGTATAAGAGTCACTGGTACAACTACAACCTTTGGCAATATAATTCCAGATAGTGACGGAACTAGATCTATTGGCGATAGCGCTCATAGGTTTAAAGACATACATCTAAGTGGAAGTACAATTTTCCTTGGCGGATTAAAACTCAAAGATTCTGGAACTCAATTCCTTGTAACTGACTCGGCAAATTCTCCTGTTAATATGGATCTGTCTGCATCAACTTCTCAGATACGAGGATTCTTTAGCGCTTCCGGCGATTTAAGTTATGACTCTTCCTCAGGACAATTTAGTTTTGATGTAGAATCAGTATATACAAAGGCAAACTTTGATTCAGATTTAGGTGCCGCACTTGACGGTGGAACAGGTATCACCTACGATTCTGCAACCGATACAATAAGTATTACCAATACGGGAGTTACTGCAGCAACATACGGTTCAGCATCTCTTGTACCAGTTCTTAAAATTAATGCACAAGGACAAATTGATTCTGCAGGTACCGTTTCAGTTGCAGGTGTATCGTCCACAAGTTATGATTCTGCCACAGGTGTGTTTACAATCAATACTGCTGACGGTGGAACGTTCTCTACAACTCTTCATGATTCAGACGATCGTATTACCGAGATACGTGGAGCGATTAGTGCTGGTGGTGATTTATCATACAATTCAGCAACTGGCCAATTTACATTTGATGTTGAGGAGGTATACACCAAGGCAAACTTTGATAGTGACTTTAATGTTGCTATAGATTCTGCCACTACAAATGACTTATCTGAAGGTTCTAATAATTTATACTATACAGTGGCAAGAAGTGATTCAGACTTTGATAAAAATCTTGACTCTGCAACTACGGATAAGTTAAGTGAAGGAAGCACTAATCTTTATTATACTGTTGCAAGAGCAGATAGTGCAGCAAAGGCGGCCTTACTTGGTGGAACAGGTGTAACATACGATTCATCAACCGGTGTCATCGCAATCGGTCAAGCCGTTGGAACTTCTGATGACGTAACATTTAATTCAGTAAGAGGTCCTGCAAGCTTTGTTATCGATCCTGCAACTGTAGGTGATAATACCGGTACCGTACAAATACTTGGTAACTTACAAGTTGAAGGTACTACCACAACAATTAATTCAACAACTGTAAGCTTAAACGATAAGAATCTCGTATTAGCAGATTCTGCTTCAAACGCTGCAGCTGCCGATGGCGCAGGTATTACAATCAATGGTGCAAGTGCCACATTAACCTATGCTGCAACTGGTGATAAGTTTGTATTTAATAAACCATTTCAAGGTCAATACTTAGGATTTGATTCTGACTTTGATTCCGCATTAGGAAGATCTAATTCTACACAAACTATTAGAGGTTATTTATCAGGTAGCACAGGAATTACTTATAATTCAACCACAGGCGCAGTTAGTATTACAAACACAGGTGTTGATTCTGCAACCTATGGTTCTGCTTCTCAAATACCAGTACTTAAAATTAATGCACAAGGCCAGATAGATTCTGCAGGATCAGTTGCAGTTGCCGGCGTAACTGGCTTAACGTATGATTCTTCAAGTGGATTACTTACAATCACAACTGCAGACGGAAGCTCATTTACTGATTCAGTTAATTTAAATCCATTTAGTACTACTAATTTAAGTGAAGGTACTAATCTATACTATACAACGGCACGTGCAGATAGCGCAGCAAAAGCCGCATTATTAGGTGGAACAGGTATAACACACGATTCATCTTCAGGTGTAATCAACATTACAAACACAGGTGTATCTGCCGCAACATATGGATCTGCATCACAAGTACCACAGATTGCAGTCAATGCACAAGGTCAAATTACTAGTGCATCAAATGTTTCAATCGCAGGTGTGACTGGAGTTGCATTTGACTCTTCAAGTGGTCTATTGACAATTTCTACTTCTGCTGGAACTGAATTAACAGATTCAATTAATTTAAATCCATTTAGTACTACCGATTTAAGTGAAGGTAATAATTTATATTACACTCAAGCAAGGACAGATAGTTCATTTGATGCAAGATTTGATTCTTCCTTTGACGAAAGATTAGCAACTAGTAGTGTTGGACTTGATTCTTCCACGATATTAGATCTTATAGCATTTGATGTAATTGGATATGAAACAAATACTTTTACAATTAGCACACTTAATGGATTGACTTCGATTGACGGTGGAGCAGTTACTCTATCAACTAATGATGCATTTGGTGTATTACAGCGTGATGTATATGATAACATGGAACCACGAGGAAGATTAGAAGCAATAGACGCTGGAGCTATATCATGATAAAAAGACTGGCAAATCACAAATTAGTAGGATTTATAAAAAGTGGTGTCTCTGCCAGTGATATTGGGTTTGTAAATGTTATAAATAGTACTAATATTGATTTGAATGCAGACGAATCAACTGCCGTAGGAGCTACTCCTAGAGGCTTAGTTAATCCAGATGCATTCGGTGTGAGTGTAATAAATAACTCAGATTATGATTGTTTAGATCCAGTAGTAGAAATTAAGCAATACGATTTAGGAGCGTTATAGGGGAAAAAATATGCCAACAACTATTAAATTCAGAAGGGGTACCACATCACAGAATAACTCCTTTACGGGTGGATCTGGCGAAATATCAGTAGACACCACCCTCGATACGTTACGAGTGCATGATAGTTCGACTGCTGGTGGAACTGCATTAGTAAACGTCTCGTCAAGTCAAACATTAACTAATAAAACAATATCAGGTGCTTCAAACACCTTATCAAACATCGGTAATTCATCATTAAGTAATTCATCGATCACAGTATCCGATAGTTCTACTTCAACAGCAATAGCATTAGGTGGAACAGTAACTGTCATAGGAACAGCTAATGAAGTAGAGGTTAATGAAAGTTCAGGAAAATTCACATTAGGTTTACCAGACAATGTTACAATTGCAGGTAACTTAACTGTAAGCGGTACTACAACAACGGTTTCATCAACCAATACAAAAATTGCAGACCATTTAATTGAATTAAGCAGCGGCTTATCTGGCTCAAACTCTAATGATCTTGGTATTTTGATGGAACGTGGATCCACAGGTAACAACGCGTTTATGGGATTTGATGAATCAGAAGATAAGTTTCTTGTTGGTACTACCACAGCTACTGCCGATGCAACAGGTAATCTTTCAGTAACAACTGGAACAATGTTAGCTAACATTGAAGGTAATGTAACTGGAAACGTAACAGGTCAAGTAAGTACATTATCAAATCATAATACAGGCGGTTTAACTGAAGGAACTAATTTATACTATACTACAGCAAGAGTTGATTCAGATGCAAAAAGAGCTCTATTAGGAGTTGATGCAGGCGGAGATGGTTCATTCACTTATGATTCTGCTTCAGGTGTAATGACTTACACAGGACCAAGTGCATCAGAAGTACGAGCACATTTAACTGCCAATAAAGGTTTAAGTGTATCATCAGGTGAGTTTAATATTGACTCAGCCAACGTAAGAGGTATGTTCTCTGCGGCTGGAGACTTATCATATAACTCTGGCACCGGTCAATTTAGCTTTGATGTAGAAAGCGTTTATACTAAAGCAAACTTTGATAGTGACTTTAATGTTGCAATCGATTCTGCAAGTACATCTGATTTATCTGAAGGTACTAATAAATATTTTACTACAGCACGAGCTGACAGTGATGCAAAGAACGCAGTATCTGCAACAGATGCCGGTGGTGACGGATCATTTGCATATAATAGTAGCACAGGTGTATTTACATACACTGGACCATCCGCTGCCGAAGTAAGAGCACATATTACTGCAGGTGAAGGTATTGATATATCATCTGGAGAAATTTCAGGTGAAGACGCTACAACTTCTAATAAAGGTATTGCTTCATTTAGTGGAGACAATTTTGCGGTATCAAGCGGTGCAGTAACAATTAAAGACGGTGGTGTTGTAACAGCTGAATTAGCAGCTGACGCAGTTACAGGAGATAAGATTGCGGATGACGCAATTAATTCTGAGCACTATACGGATGGATCAATTGATACAGCTCATATAGCTGATCTTCAAGTTACTACAGCAAAGATTGCGGCCGATGCAGTAACTGGAGCAAAGATAGCAGACGATACTATTAATTCAGAGCATTATGCGGCAGGAAGTATTGATAATGAACATCTTGCTAACGATGCAGTAGGTGCAGACGAACTAGCATCCGATGCAGTTGTAGATGCAAGTGTGGCATCTGGTGCAAACATTGCAGTATCTAAAACTGCTTTGGTAGCAGGAACTGGTATCACTTTATCTACAAACACTTTAAATGTAGATGCAGCACAAACTGGAATAACAAGTTTATTAGCTGCTGACATTAAAATTGGAGAAGATGATCAAACAAAAATAGATTTTGAAACTGCCAATGAAATTCACTTTTATGGAAATAACGTAAATTTAATATCTCTCACTAATGCAAATAGTGGAGATGCTGTATTAACCGTTCCTACTGCTGATAAAAACTTTACAATTAACGGAACAGACGGTTCTTCTGCTATTACCGCTCTTGATATTGATATGGCGTTAGCGGGTAAAGCTACCTTTAATGGTGATGTGGTTGTCGGTGGTGATTTAACTATAAGTGGAACAACAACAACTGTAGCCTCTACAACGGTTGCTATAGCAGACTCATTATTAAAACTTGCAAAAGACCAAGGTACTAGTGCAGACGATGTGGACTTTGGATTCTATGGTCAATACGGAGTAGGTGGAACTGCTAAGTTCGCAGGTATATTTAGAGACCAAAGCGTTTCAGGTGACCCTTTCACATTCTTTGATGATTTACAAGCAGAGCCGGGCACTACTGTTAATACCGGTGGTACTGGTTATGACTTAGCTGACATTGCGGCAGGTGGAGCTACATTTGCAGATAATGTTACAATTACTGGAGACCTTACAATATCCGGTGATGATCTTACCATGGGCACAAATACAAGTGGTCACATCATGGTTGCAGATGGAACTAATTTTAATCCTGTAGCAGTATCAGGTGATATTTCTATAGCGGCTAACGGTGCAGTTACAATAGCTAATACCGCGGTAGAAACTGCAATGATTGCAGGAGATGCCATCAACGGAGATAAAATTGCAGATGATGCGATTAACTCTGAACATTACACTGACGGTTCCATTGATACTGCACATATTGCAGATGCACAGGTCACATTGGCAAAGATAGCTAACGCAGCTGCAAATACCGTAATAGTAAGAGATGCTAATAGTTCAGGTGTCTTATCTGCAAAAGCAGTTACAGACACACAAATATTAATAGGTGATGGAACAGGCTTTACAGCTGCAGCATTATCAGGCGATGTCACAATGGCAAACACTGGAGCGGTTACAATAGCTAATAATGCTGTAGAAACTGCAATGATAAATGGCGATGCTGTCACTGGAGCAAAAATAGCGGATGATGCAATCAATTCAGAACACTATACAGATGGTTCTATTGATACTGCTCATATTGCAGATGATCAAATCACAGAAGCAAAAATAGCAAATGATGCGGTAGGTTCCGCAGAATTAAAAACTTTATCAACCTTGTTGATTAAAAATAGTAGTGGAAGTACTCTTAAAACAGTACATGGCGCAGGTGCTTAATAATGACAGCGAGAACTCCTTTATACTGGAACAGTACAGATAACTGTCTCCAAGAGATGACATCTTCAATGATAACGGAGATACAAAATCGAGTCGTGTATGTATACGGCGGTGATCCAAGTGTTACAGTTTCTCAAGTTTCAAGTAGCGGTAACATATCTTCTGGTATGAATGACACAAGGCTACAGGCCGGTGCATCAGTAACAAGAGTAGATAGATTTGCTACAGAAAGTGAAACCGGAGAACCAAGCACAGTCACGGTGACTTATGATAGAATCAGCCAAACTGTTGCGTCCCTTAGTACTCCAACAGACACTAATGCTAAATTGTACCCAGTTTATTATGATGGATCTGGAACTATTCAAGCGATGACAGCTACTGATCTGTATGATACATTTATCACACAAGCTATCGATACACTGGTAGATGGAAATGATAGAGATGGTACATTCAGAATACATACAGCAACTTCTTTATCGGGTCATACATTGATATCAAGTACGGCCGTTTTTACTGATACACGTGCAAACACTGGTGCATATGCTGCAGGTAGTATTCCTGAAACACAAGACCAACCAACCACCATATCAAATTACTATCTAATGCGAACAGATCAAGGCAGTGCACCATCGATCACTATACCGTTGCAAGTAGATGGTGATAATAATTTACAAGAATATAGTTCAGGCGATTTTGATACCATGTTATTGAACGAAGTAAAACATCACGCAGCTAACACTACAGGCGCAAAAATAAGATATAATATTGATGGAAGCGGAAATAACAGAGGTTCTGGTATGGTCAATACAATATTAAATGGCAGCGGTAATCGTCAAACTAGATTTGTTAATACTAATGATTATCGTGCACAAGAATTTCCAAATGGTAGTGCAACCACTGCTAATACATATCGATTGAAAATAAACAGGGAGTAAAAATGGCAATTGAAGGTTATGATTTTTTATCAGCGCATTTTACTAATAATGAAAGAACTATTGTTCAAGCTTGGTGGAAAAGTAATGATGGAATGGATACTGCGTATGAATATATTGAAGCTAAAGAAGGTGATCGTAGTTGGAAAAACTTATTAACTCACATTGATATTGACTCATTACATGAAGCAACTTACCAACAAATAAAAGATCAAGATCTAGCATTTAAAGATGATGTAGTTAGGTATGCTATAAAAGCAGGACTAGTTCACGATATAACTAACTTATATAGTGTTGAT